TCATCATCATCAAAATCATCATCATCAAAATTAAAAAAGTCTGTACTTTCTTGTATTAATTCATAACCAAATTCTTTTGATTCATCTAAATTAATAACGTCATTTCTTATTTCATCTTCGGAATCGGTTGTAAGTCTAAATGAGACCTCAACTCTTTTTGTGTCTTCATATAAATAGTAAGAAACAAGCTCCTGTATTTCCATTTTAATTATATCTTTTAAATCTTTTAAACATATCAAGTGATTCGTTTAATTTTTCCATAAAATCAGGCATTTCTTCATCATCAACCTCATCTTTAAAACTATCACCAGTAACTTTGTAATTCATTGGCCCTGCTAAATCTTCAGAGAAATCTCTATCAATATCGTATTCAAACTCCTCATCTAATTCATCAATGTCAATTACAATGTCCAATGAATCATCATCTTTTTCATTATTATGCAAACCAAGTGATACGTACTCATAACCATTATTTAAATTATCAAATTCACCAGATAAATCAACAGTTCCGTTTTTTAAATCCATTGATCCGTCACCAATTCTATCGTGTCTATCAATATCTTCATTAATGTTCATATTTGTATATGGCATAACTTCACCTTTATTATTTACAGTGATACCACCTTTATCACTTGCAAAGTCTTGTACATATAAAGGTTGTGTATTTGGTTGTTGACCATATTGTGTTACATATCCATCATAGATTGTTTTATGTTTATCTAAAATGTCATTTTTTTCTGCTTGTGACATTTTGAAAAAGTATTGTGCCATATCTTATTTTTTTATTTCTTTTATTATTGCTCTTTTTGTTGTAAAGAACATAAAACCTTCATTTAGTTCTTCTTCATCATCACCTTCTGTCTCAACCTTTCTCCATTGATCAACACCCTCAAGAAGGGCTAATTTTGATCCATTATCCCAATTAACATAGTAAACATTACTACCTTGTACATTACTTACAGATTTAACAACACCTGTTGTTCCTGCCTTTATTGGTGAAAATTCGTCGTCCATATTAACACAAACAACTTCGTCACCAACACTAAGTGGTGCGTTTTTTAAATATTTAACTCTCTTTGCCATACAAATATAAATATAGCGAAATATTTATTTGTTATGAAGATAATAATATCAGAATCTCAATATAAAAAAATTTTATTAGAAGAAAGACAAAATGGTCTATTAGGTAAGCTAAAAGGTCTAAAATCTTTTTTTAAAAAAGTTAGTGAAGAAACAAAAAATCAAGTTGGTTTGGATTTAAACTTTCTTACAACCTGGGGTGTAACTATTGCAGGGTTTGTAAAACCAGTTTCAGATTTTATTGAAGGTAAATTTCCAGAGATGTCATCTACTGATTTATCATTAATTGCTACTGGTATAATTTTAACTTACTACCATTCAAATAAAGAAATGTTAGGTAAGGTTTTAAATAAGATAAAAGAAAAAGAACTTGTTTTTGAATTTGATAATGCTTTAAAGGCTGCAGATAAATTAAAAAATGTTTTTTTGTCTTTCATTGAAAGTTTGGCAGTACCAACTTCTAAAATATCAAATATGTTAGCATATACATTTTTAATTCCGATATTACCTGAATTATATGAGGCGGCACAATCTGAAAGTCAAGTTGACGTTAAAGAAATTATAGAACGTAGTCTTGACTTTTTAGTTGTTAGTTTTGGTGGAAATTTTGCAAAAAGATTAATGGTGGAAATTGTAAAAAGGTTTAAATCTTAATATTCTTCCCCAACATCATAAAAAATTCCAAATGTTAGTTCTTGAAATTCAGTCCTCCAAATTTTACAATCATAAAATAAAATACCCCTAAGAGAACTTTTGGTACTTTTTAAGTCAAAGGTTGGTGAGATATAAAAACTAGCAGCTCTTGTTAACCTATCTCTTAATTCTGAAATTGTTTTTCCAATTTGTTCTGGTTCAAAATCACATTCAGAACACTCAACATAATTTAGTTTAAGACTAAATACAATTTCAGAAACTTCGTTATCACCAGATTCGTAAAATTCTTCGACCTCCATTTTAAGGTTATTAAGACCGTATTCTGTTAATAACCCAGATCTTGATAAAATAATATTTTTTATTTTTTCTACTTTAGTAGTATATTGTGACGGAACTCTCATTTTCTATAATTTAAAATTTTACTTATAACATCTTGTGCTTGTTCGTTTGTTAGTTTATGAACATCGCCATGCGTTTTAAACCACCTTTTAATCACAACATCCATTGGTGTTTTTGTTATTTTTGCAAGCCTTTTAAAACCAAAGACTTGAGCATCAAGTTCGTGTGGTTGGGTGTAATATTTGTACGGATCTTTTTCTTCTGGCACGTCCAAATCAAACGTACCTTTAACTTTTTGATCAATATGTCTTATTTCGTGACTAATTACTTCATTTAATTCACCAACCAAATCATAGGTCATTCTTGTTTTATTATTTGGGTTATATTCAATTGTTACTTCAATTATGTCTTCATTATGGTAGTAATCGGCATTTACCTTAAAACTTTCTAAATCTTCATTTGGTTCTAAAACAACTTCTAAAACAAACGCTTCGCCAAAATTAGGAAATTCGTAAAAGTCTTTATCCTCGTCTTTATAGTCCGGAAGATAAAATTCACCATCGTCTTCCTTTTTGTATATTTCAATAATATCTTTAACCAAAGTTCTGATGATTTCTTTTCTTCTACCGTCTTCTAGTATTAAATCTTTAAATTTCATAATAATAAATACTTTATTTGATTATAATATAAAATATATCTATTATTTTAATAAAATAAAACAAATGAAAAAAGTATTTGATTTTGATAACATAACATTATTACCAAATTTTAGTCGTGTTGAAAGTAGGACTGAATGTGAAACAAGTTGTAAGTTTGGTGATCATACATTTAAACTACCGGTCGTTCCGGCAAATATGGAAAGTATTATTGATGTTGATTTGGCAATTAAACTTGCAAAAGAAGGGTATTTCTACATTCTACATAGATTTAATATTGATGAGGTTGCATTTGTTAAAATGATGAAGGATATGAATTTAATTACATCAATTTCTGTTGGGGTAAATGGTGATTCATATGAGTTGATTGATAAACTTGCAACTAAAAATTTAATTCCGGATTACATTACTGTTGATATTGCTCACGGACATTGTATTAAGATGAAAAAAATGATTAAATACATCAAAAGTAAAATGTCTAACGTGTTTTTAATTGGTGGTAATGTATGTACACCAGAAGCTGTTGAGGATTTAACTGACTGGGGCTGTGACGCTATTAAATGTGGTATTGGTGGTGGTTCTGCTTGTACAACATACCACTCAACTGGGTTTGGTAATCGTGGATGGCAGGCTAGTATGATAAAAAAATGTGCTAAAATCTCAAAGGTTCCAATTATTGCCGATGGGTCTATAAAGGAACATTGTGATATTGTTAAAAGTTTAGTTTTAGGAGCGTCAATGGTTATGGTTGGTGGTATTTTTGCTGGATATAATGAATCACCAGGAGACAAACTTAAAAACGTAATTGATGGTCATTGGTATAAAGAATTTTGGGGTAGTGCTTCATCCTTACAATCTGGAAAAACAAATAGAATTGAGGGTATTAGAAAATTAGTACCATATAAAAATCAGTCTATTTTTGATAAATTAACTGAAGTTGAGGAATCTTTGCAAAGTGCTATATCTTATGCTGGTGGTAATCCAAACACAATTGAATGTCTAAATGGTGTAAAGTATGTTGTAAAAAATTAAAGTTCTTTAATTTTAACAATTAAATCACCTTGACCTTTTATGACTCTATGATAAACACCTTTTGGTATAAATATTGTTTGACCTTCCTTTAATGGTTTTGGAATATCATTATCCATCTGTAACATCCAGTTATTAGATTTTACAACTTTAACTTTCCTATCTTGTTTATCAAAATGCCATTTTAATTCACCACTATTAATACTTTCTTTAAACAATCTAATTTTAATTCCATTTTTTTCTTCTTGGGCAAAAGGCAGTTTATCTTCGTTTACAGAATCTTCAACAACATAATCCAAATCATATAAAGGTCTTTTATTAAACACAAATTTAATTTGGAATTTATTTGGTTCGTCAAACCAAGTAGAGTCCTGTAACATTAAAAATGTTCTACCCTCGCGATATAGTAGAGATTCAATAAAGTCACTAGTGTTAAGCTGTGGGTTTTCTGAATCAATAAAAAAAATAACTGTCGCTTGTGGTGCTAACAATTCTTCAACGGGTATTGATTTATACGCTTTACTATTTGGTTTTATCTTTATACCATATAAGTTTAATTTAATATCTTGATGGTATTTATTTTCAAATTTTTTTTCAACAACTTCTTTTAAAAAGTGATTGAATATTTTTACATATCTACGGTTAATGAATCTTTCGTATGGTTTCATAATGTATTACCAATTTCTGGATGATTTAAGACCTAATTTTTTTGCATATCTCCCAACATTACAAGACCAATATCCTGCTGTAGTTCTATCTTTTTTCTGATCACAATTGTGTCTTGCTCTAAATGATTTTGCTCTTTTTTTATTTGCGTTTTTAACTCTTAAATTTGGATCTCCGAATGTTACTTTTTTAACACCGCCACCTGGAGTTTTAACATATACGGCAAATTTCTTTGGTCCACCTGGTGTTCTAAAAGGACTTCCAAGGTTTACCTTCTTTCCTCTATGTACCGCTTCACTAATTGTTTCTTTTATTTCAAATGGAACATCTAACCAAACTGTTTTTCCATTATCAAGAGTTACCGACTCACCTAAATTACTTTCAACGAGCCATAAGTCTTCATCGTTAACATCCATTAAACCATTATTATAAAGTGTTCTTACTTCATTTATTAATTCAAAGTATGAGGATGAAAAAATCCTAAAAACATTTTCAGATAAAGGTATTCTATTGTCTAAATGGTATTTAAGGTTTTTAGAAATACTTACTGATTCAGTAAGAACCATAGGGTGGTTTAATTCTTCATTTAAAACTCTTTTTATAATATTGTCTAACATAATCAACTATTTAGATATTTATTAATATAAATACATTAAAATTGATTAAATAAAACATATTTATTTTAAAATCCTCATATGAAAAAAATAAAATTAACAGAAAGTGAGCTTGTTGCCTTAATAGAAAAGGTAATTAAAGAAAATAGTGATGTTCAAATGGGTGGTGAACAAAAAGAAAATAAGAAAAAAGAACCACCAAAACCTAGGTGTATGCCAGAAAATATAACTCCACTTGATGAAATGGTTGGTCAAGCAGATGAATTTGTAAAGTACTCTCCAGGTGTTAACAAAAGAAGAATGGGTGTCAATTCAATGGTTGATACTTTAGGTATTCTAAATAATATAAGACTTTTTAAGGACGTTAAAGATGGTGGTGCACATTTAGCTTATGATATGATGCACAATCTTAATAGATTTAGAAATAAAAACTATCACGACGAAACAACTGGCGAATGCCGTAAAGCAATGGATAAGATTGTTGAGTTGTATAAAGAAAATGAACACGGAACAGAATTAGTTAAGGATATTGAAAGGGTTTTAGCGCTACAAACAAAGGATGATGAGTATACACCATCACCAAGAGCTAAAGAATACCTTAAACAATGTATTAACTTAGTTAAAGGACAATAAAAGTTTTTCTTAGGATCGTTACCGTTAACGGTAACACAAAAAGGGACAATTCGCTACTGTCCCTTTTTTTATTTTAAAGATATTTATAAATAAAACAATTACGATGAAAAATTATTGGAAACCAACCCCAAAAAAATGGAGAAGATTAGGAGATTCATTATTAGCTGTAGCAACCATTATTGCAGTAGGCGGTATTTGGCAATATGATAGTCTAAAAGAAATTTTTACACCACAAGAATTAAAGATTATGATAATATCGTCAATCATTTCTGGTGTTGTAGGTAAATTTTTAACAAACTTTTTTAAAGAAGATGAAAAAGAATCTCAAGAATAAGTATTAATAAAATTTTTTTAAAAATTTTATTATATTTGTATTCTATGAGTGATAAGAAAGTTAAAAAACCGATTGAACATAAGAGATTTGAAAGGGTAATTACCTTTGAAGATAGTATTATTATCTGGAAATATGACAATCATAAGACAAATACTGGACCATACGAGGTAGAAATCAAACAAGTGAAGAAAAAAGGTTAATTATAGTATTTATTTATATGAAGTTATTACCCATTTTAAGTGAAATAATAGGCAAAAAAGCCCTCATTTCGGTCTTAAAATCAATGGATTATAGTGAAAAAGAAGCTAAAAATGAGCTAAAAATGAGCTAAAAGACCACCTAAATAGGGTAAAAAACCTTCCAGAAACACTAATTGGGTACCGAATTTTGGCTGTAAATGACAAAAAAGACATCAATTTAGACGAAATTGGGTCACATTTTGGTGAAAATAAGGTAGAATTACTGTCAAATCATTCATTTTGTACCGGTTGTGGTGAAAAATACTACCTAATTACAGCAAAAATACCAAAAAAAGAGGTAGATTTACAAGAAATGCTTAAAAATAACATACTTTATCCCAATGAATTGGAAATTACAGTAAAAAATAAGGGAAAAAACGTAAAAATTGTTAAAATTGAAGAAATTAATACCAAAAATGACTACTTTTTATAATTTTTCTTTATTAAATCATTAAAAATACTCATTTGTTGTTTAATATTGTCTAAATTTGGTAATTTTTGACTATTAAATGGTGAATTATTCATATTTTTAACTATTTTAAACATATTTACAAAATTTTTTCCGAATTTTTTCCAAAAAACGTATCCTAAAACCCCAAAAATAGTTAGTTGTACTACTAAAATTAATAATAATATGGTTACAAGTGTCATAATTTAATTGTTTTACACAAAAAATAACAATTTTAAAAGAAATTGTCAATAATATTAACGAATTAAGGTTAAATGTCCGTGATTTTCTATTTTTCCATCATCACCAAAGACATTAAACTTCATTTTCCATATATAAACACCTTCTGTACACATTTTATTATCAAAAGTACCATCCCAACGACCATTTGGGTTGTTAGATTCCCATACAACCTCACCCCAACGGTTAAAAATGTAAAATTCAAACCCATTTACATCAAATCCTTCAGTCATAACTGGCCCAAATAGTTGATTATGTTCGTTTCCATCTGGTGTAAAACAGTTTGGGATCCAGTAAATGTTCCCAGGACAGTCTGTGACAAGTACTTGTAAGGTTTCTTCAACATAACAAGGACCATTTTCTCTTTTTACAACAATATTATATGTCCCAGCTTGATTAAAAGTATATATTAAGTCTTCTGATAGGTAAATATCACCATTTACAGACCATATATTTGATCCGTCACCACCTGAAATTGTTGTATATGTGACCGTTTTAGTTTCTCCGGCACACAATTCAATAAGTTGTTGTGCCGAAGTTACTAAGGACATTAAAATAAATGATATGAAAAAAATGAATTTCATTTAGTTATGTTGGATTGGAGATAGTGTTGGTGTTCCATAAACAGGAACAATAACAGAAGTGGAGAATGTACATCCA